AGCTTGCTTGGTTAAAATAACCAATCTCATTCTCGAAGAAGTTTTCCAGTACTTCGTTCGGGTTCATAAGCTTCTCAAGCCGAGAGGGGAGGATATCCTCTAAATCAAGTGACCCCTCGGCGACTAACATTGCAATTCTTATCGCCGTTAGTCGGTCTAGGCTATCCACGATATCGTGGTATGTCATAAGACCACATTGCCCCGCGTATCTAATGACATCGCGGGAGCGCACCTCGTAAGTTTTCTTCGATTGAAGTTCTGCTGCGAGTTGACCAAAATCTCTACACTTGTCGCTCCACGCACTCAACGCTAAGTTGGAGTACTGGGCACTTATAAGGTAGGGCATTGGGTCAAGTAAGCCACGGACGACGTTACCAGTCGCCATCCGTCTTACAAGGAAATCGATCACCGTATGGTAATCGTTTTCTACATCCGTTTTGTATTCAAAAATGCGAAAAATCGCAGGATGTAGCTCGCTCATCATTAAGCGAGCGAGCTCCTCATGGCTACTTAGCCAGGGGAACCCGTACCCTCCCATCCATCGAGGGAGGAAGCAGGACACATGTCCGCCGATGGCACTTGCCATCCATTGGTTGAATCTATGAGTTGCTACACGTTTCATAGGCTCGTTTGTGAACCAATTTATCACATTCGAGAAAGCATTTGCTTTTCCAATGGCGGGATTTCTATAACTAGAATCTCCCATGACACTCTGGAGTCCAAATGGACTGAGTAGTCGGAGTTTAATCACATCTATGTGAACTCCTACCCCGTAATCGGGGTCTGAGTGGCTCTCCCACGGGGATTTCCCTGTGCCTATTGCACACTCATTAAAACGCAGTACCTCTTCAGTGAAGAAGGCACAGCGTGATGAAGAGAAAGTTTTAGTTGTCTGAATCACATTTCCACATCGATTATGGATTTCCATGTTAACGTTGTGAAAACGCTCAGGGGCATACGTAAATACGTCGTCTCCAGCAATCAAACAATAAGGGACTTTCATCTGTAAGACATGCGCGGTATATGCATGAATTACGGCACTTTCGAGACATAATAGTTCCTTTGTACCAGGGTTTCCCATAAGGACCCCGTTTGTACACAAGATGACCCTATGTAAGTCTCTATGTGCTTCATCCTCAAAGACTTGAATCTCTCTATCTCGTAGCAAAATATTTAGGGATAGTAGAAGGAACGACCGAGTGGTCGCATCTGGGGCGAATGAGTCGATTACGATCTCACCGATAAGTTTGAG